GGCAAAAATAAAGGTGGCATTGGGTCAGACCCTTGCACCTTGCGCCAAGCAAAGAAATTAAAAGATTTAGGTTATACCGTGGCAAACGGTAAAACAAAAAACGGCAAAGCGAAACGCCGCAAGCCGACATTAAGCGAAATCCGCAGCACCTTATCACGTGCGAAAGCCAGTTTGATTATACGTAAACTGGAAGAAAAGAATGGTATTAATCCGAGTAGACATTTAACGCAATGGATAATTCCAACGGAAAAACGTCCATTCTTGGATACACGTGAAGAAGAAAACGCCAAGATTATTTTGGCGGAAATTCAAAAATATACTCAAAAACAACAATAAGAGGACAATAAAGAATGTTCCCATCTGTACAAATTAACGCTCTTAATCAGTTAAGTGGCGAAACTAAGGAAATTGAACGCCACGCCTTGTTTGTCGGCGTAGGCACCGTTAATCCAGGAAAGTTATTGGCATTAACGCCTGATTCCGATTTTGACAAAGTATTTGGCGAAACCGATACAGACTTAAAAAAACAAGTGCGTGCGGCAATGCTTAATGCGGGGCAAAACTGGTTTGCGCATGTTTATATTGCACAAGAAGACGGCTATGACTTTGTCGAATGTGTGAAAAAAGCCAATCAAACCGCCTCTTTTGAATATTGTGTCAATACCAGATATTTAGGCGTAGATAAAGCAAGTATTGGTAAATTGCAAGAATGCTATGCAGAACTACTTGCTAAATTTGGTCGCCGAACTTTCTTTATTCAGGCCGTACAAGGTATTAATCATGATCAATCTGACGGTGAAACATGGGATCAATATGTGCAGAAACTTACCACTTTGCAACAAACCATTGTCGCCGATCACGTTTGCCTTGTGCCTTTACTATTCGGCAATGAGGCGGGCGTATTGGCAGGGCGATTGGCAAATCGTGCCGTCACAGTGGCAGACAGTCCCGCAAGAGTTCAGACGGGGGCTTTGGTCTCATTGGGTAACGCTGAAAAACCGTTAGACAAAGATGGCAATGAGCTTACTCTGGCGCATTTAAAATCACTTGAAACTGCACGTTATTCTGTGCCGATGTGGTATCCCGATTATGACGGTTATTACTGGGCGGACGGTCGCACATTAGACGTGGAAGGCGGCGATTATCAAGTGATCGAAAACGTCCGAGTAGTGGATAAAGTCGCGCGTAAAGTACGTTTATTGGCTATCGCAAAAATTGCTGACCGCTCTTTTAACTCCACAACCTCAAGTACCGCGTATCACCAAGGCTATTTTGCCAAACCGATGCGCGACATGAGCAAATCCGCAACCATCAACGGCAAGGATTTTCCAGGCGAATGTATGCCACCTAAAGATGATGCCATCACGATTGTGTGGCAAAGCAAAACCAAGGTGACGATTTACATCAAAGTGCGCCCTTACGATTGCCCGAAAGATATTACGGCAAACATTTTCTTAGATCTAGAAACCTTAGGAGATTAATAAATGGAACGAATCAGCGGAATGAGTTTTGATTTCTACATGATGGGCTTTCCGATCCACGTGGAATCAGTGAATCTATCCATTAGTGATAATAGTGCTGTGGCTTTAACCCGTGGTATTCCTGATGGTTGGGTAAGCGGTGATGTAGCCGCAGAAGGTGAAATTGAGCTCGATTCAAAAAACTTTCAAAAATTATCACAGGCTGCAGCAAGTGCAGGCAGTTATCGTAGCTTGCCGGAAGTAGATTTTACCTTCTTTGCGATGCGAGGCGGTGTGCGCGACAAAGTGGAAACCTACGGTAACAAAATTATTTTAACTGACGTGTTAAACATCGACCCCAAAGGCGGTGCGAAAAGCACAAAAAAATTGAAATATTTTGTCACAAGCCCAGATTTCGTGCGCATTAATGGTGTGCCTTATTTATCCGACGAAGATACACGTGATCTTATCGGTTAACCGAATTTAGGTGCTGTCCGTTCTGACGTACAACAATTATAAAAAAGCAAGTGCGGTCAGTTTCCTAAATGTTTTAAGGTGATTTTATGAATAGCAAAATAGATAGCACAATTCCGTTTATTGGCTCACTCACTGCGCTTATTTCAGGATATAGCTTGCATGAATGGGCATCATTATTCGGTATTTTATTTGGTGCGGCATCAGTATGGATTGCCTACCGAAAATACAAAGAAGACGTGCAAGCACGTAAAGATGAATTAGCCTACAAAATGTTGGCGGCGAAAATTGAGGCGAAAAAATTAGGAATTAGTGATGAGTAAAAAATTTGGTGCAATGATTTTATGTTCTGCGGCGGCTGTTGCGACTGCTTTTTTTGCTCAACAAAAAGATTTGCCAGCAGAATTGCAAAACAAAGTCAGCCCACAAGCAGTTTACATGATTGTGAATCTAGAAGGCTGTGTGCGCAATCCATATAAATGCCCTGCCGATGTATGGACTAATGGCGTAGGCAATACCCACAACGTAGATAAAAGTAAAGTTTTGACCATTGACGAAGTGGCCGCCGATTTACGTCGCAACATTAAAGAGGCAGAAAATTGTATCAACGCCGATTTTAACGGCAGAGAAATGAATCAAGGGCAATATGATGCCATGGTGTCTTTAGCCTTTAATTTAGGCTGTGGCAATATCAAGCGCTATTACAGTAAAAAACACGGCATGACATTGCCTACAACGATTTATCGTGCAGCAAAAGCGCAAGACTGGACATTAATGTGCAATCACATTTCTGATTTCAATAAATCGGGCGGTCGAGTATTAAAAGGATTACAAATGCGCCGCACAAAAGAAAAGGCAATTTGTCTGGGGGAATAATGAATTTTAAATTCTTGGTAATCGGTGCGTTTTTGATCGTTTTTGTGGGCTGTATTGGCTCAACTCTGCACTACAAAAAACAAGCAGAATCGACCGCACTTTTGTTAAAACAAAGCGAACAAACCATTGAACAAAACAAAGCGATGTTGCAACGGTATGAAACGCAAAATGCGGAATTGACCGAGCAACTCAATCAAGCTAACAAAAAAGCCGAACAACGCCGGCAACAACTAAAGGACGTGCTAAACAATGCAGAAAATAAAATTTGGACTTATGGCCGCGTGCCTGATGATGTTGCTGGCGTGCTCAACGAAAGAGCCACAAGTAAATAATTTACAGCTAATTTGCCCACAAACAACCGAATGTAGACCGTTAAGCGTAAATATTAAAACTAATGGCGATTTAGCTGACGGGCTGAATCAGGCATTAGATCGTATTGAAACCTGTACCACGGCTTACACGGCGATGGACAAGTGTATTAAAGATTTTAATAACCAAAACAGAAACCAAAAGGGAAACTAAAAATGGAAAAAACAAACGCACAAACTTTGTTAGATAAACTTACTGGCAATCTTAAAGATTCGGTCAAAGTCGATGTTGAAGGGGTTGAGTTCACTTTTCTCCGAGACAACAGCGCATATGATCAAATGATGAATGACATTACGACTGACAATAAGGTGACCCCAATCAAAGATTATCTACTTGCGATTGTAGCGCGTGAGCAAAAAGAAGATTTATTAGCAATAATTAATGTACCGGGTCTTGCAGGTTTACTTGCGGGAAAAGTGAATGAGGTATTAGTACCTAAAATTAATATTACGGTAAAAAACTAGCCTCGCGTGTGGATAGCATAGAGCGCAATGGCTTATCGCAAGCTATTGCGCTACGCATGCACTATCTACCACACGAAGATAACAGCGACTACAACTTAGCGCGCGCAATATGGTTAAATAAACAGTATTTCGAACAACAGGCAAATGCCGTGGCAAGCGGTATAGCCAAGGTATTTTAGGATTAAACAATGGCAATTCAGGGGCTTGAGTACATCATCAGCTTAAATGATCAGCTTTCCGCACCACTTAAAGGCGTGATGAAAACCATTGATGATTTAGGCAAACGCGGTGAAGATGCAATGCGCCGAATTGGTTTAGGCGCTGCAGGTGTCATTGCCACGGGTGCAGCGATGAAAAACGCCCTAGATCCCGCCATTGATTTTACGCGTGCGTTGAACGAAGTTAAAGCCACTGGGCGAGATCAAGCGGGTTTAGATAAAATCACTGATTTCGCCCTTGATTTTTCCGCCACTTATGGGGGCGCAGCAACGGACGTAGTGAATTCTACAAATGAAATTGCGCGCGCCATTGATGGCTTAAATGACAGTGAACTCATCGCCTTTTCAAGAGGGTCTAACATCCTTGCAAAAGCCACTGGTTCAGATGTTAAAGCCATGGGGTCGTATATTTCCCAGCTATACGGAATTTTTGGTGACGAGGCGGCCAAAATTGGTAAAGAAAAATGGGTTGAACAAATTTCAGCACAAGCCACTGTGACTGCGAATAAATTCAAGTCATCTGGCGAATCATTAATGCAGGCTTACACAAATTTAGGTTCGTCAGCGAAAGACCACGGCATTAAAACTGCAGAGCAATTTGCCGTTATTGGTAACTTGCAAAATGTGTTTGAAGGCGGGTTAGCCGGTACAAAATACGCTGCCTTTTTAAGTGGCGCGGTAAAAGCACAATCAAAACTGGGTTTATCTTTCCTCGATTCTCAAGGCAAGATGCTGCCGATGATTGATATTTTGGAAAAAATCAAAGGCAAGTATGGAGAGTTAAATTCCGAAAATCTCTATGAACTGCAAAAAGCCTTCGGTACGAAAGAGGCGGCACAAGTGATCAACAATCTTTTACCGAAAATTGATTCACTCAAAGCAGATATTGCAGAAATCGACAAAATGAAAACCCTTGATGATGCCATGGCAATTTCAAAAACTGTGACGGATTCATGGATGCGATTTACTGCCATTTTCCAAAATATCAAAATTGCCATTGGCACACAGATACTTGCAAAACTTGAGCCTGTGATGAATCGTCTTGCTGATATGGGGCAAGAATTTACAAATTGGTTGCGGACTTACAAGAATATTGCCCGTTGGATTGGCTATGCCGTGGGGGCATTAATTGGATTCACCGGTTTAACAGCCGCACTTACCTTGATGAGCGGTATTGTTTCGGCAATTGGTGTGGCATTTTCTTTCTTAGTCAGCCCAGTTATGTTAGTCGCAAGTGCTGTGATTGGGTTGGGTATTGTAATTTATAAATTCCGTTCTCAATTTATGGCATTTATAGCTGGCTTTACCGAAGGATTTAAAATGGCTGGGGTATCTTTCGCGCCGTTGTTTTCTGCCTTTGCGATTGTATGGAGTGCATTGCAACGCATCGGCTCAACTATTGGGCAAATTATTGGCTTATTCGGTAGTGCATCCGATTCGGCATATAGTTTCCAACAATTCGGCGTAGATATGGGCTATGCGTTAGGTACCGTATTTAATATCGTGCTTAATGCCGTGGAATTAGTCGCTCGTTCCTTCGGGTTTATGGCAGATGTGTTTGCTATTTCTATCGGTGCAATGATTGACGGATGGAATGCGATAACCGCACTTTGGGACAGTAACAAACCAATTGAAAGTTTCTTAAATATCGCATCGGAGTTGGGAAAGATTTTCTCAAGAGCTTTTAAAGGTATTGTAAATGCATTTACGGATGTCATTAATTTCATTATTGAAAAAGCGAACAATTTGCCAGGTATCAATATTCCGTTGATCCCTAAATGGGAAGACAGCGCTTTACCAATGAAGGGTAGTGCGACAGCTGTCGGTGCATCAATCGGTGCGCAAGCGTTACAAATGCAAAATCAAATTGGGACGTTGAATACCACATCGCCAAAATTTGAATTGAGCGAGCAAACGAAACCGCAATTTACCAAAATGCCAAGCGGATCGGTCAGCAAAGCTATTACACAAAACCAACAAACAACGAAAACGATTAATTACGGCGGTGTCACCATCAACAGCAACGATGGAAATAAAGTATGGCAAGAAATGCGCAATCGCGAACAGTTGGCCGCGGGGTGATGAATGGAAAAACTCTACCTTGATTTATTGATTACAGGCGAAGACATTACGCTAGATAGCGGAAGTCAGCCTGTTATCTGCGACAACCGTGTATCTATCGCACAAGATATTAAACATGCCATTCTTGAAAGTGGATTAGCGACACAACTTATCGCGGAACGTTCGCGCATTTTACGTCGCGACATTATTTTGCAAATGGTGTTATTGGTTGAGGAAGATGTGCGATTAATCCCAGGTACAGTATTTATTACCGAAGAAAAATTAGGGCAATTATTTATCACTGCAGATACTTATGAATTTGGGCGACTTGATGAATTGGAGTTACGTTTAAATGAGTGAAAATTTTAAACAAATGTTAGCGGAAAGCGGCTTACCCACGGAAGAAACACAAATCCGTCAAGAATTTGAACGCTTAACCGCAGAAGAAGGCTTAATCACCAATACAAGCCGAATGAGTCCATTCTGGCGATTAATTACTGCCATTGCGGTTAAGCCTGTGAAGTGGCTGACTGACCATTTAATCGCGGAAATTCTGCCTAATTTATTTGTAAAAACTGCAAAAGATAGTTGGTTACAAATTCAAGCTTGGGCAGTGGGCTTAGATTTTAAAGCAGCAACAAAAGCAGAAGGTATCGTGCATTTTAAAAAAGAAAGCGATGTAACCGATCTCACCATTAAAGCGGGCACAGTGATTCAGACAGAACGTATTAATGATGTGATTTTCCGCCTTATAGTGACACAAGACACGGTGATCCCTAAAGGCACATTACGCGGTCCAGTGCCAGTAATTGCCGAAAATGCAGGCTCAAACTACAACCTTGCTGCAGGGTATTACCGTATTCTGCCTGAATCTATTGCAGGAGTAAGTGCGGTAGAAAATTTAGAAAATTGGCTCACCTCACCAGGTGCAGATCGTGAAACGAATGACGAGTTGCGCGAACGTTATCGCACACAGTTTTCGAGCGTGGGACAACATCACATTGACAGTGTTTATAAAGGCATGATTGCGAAAGTTGCCGCCTTATCGGTGGACAGAATTTATTTTAAACACGATGCGCCACGTGGTCCAGGTACAGCAAACGCTTATTTGTTGTTAGACACAGGTGTAACCAGTCAGCCCTTTATTGATAAAGTCAATCGACATGTGCGTGACGAGGGTTTTCATGGCCACGGTGACGATTTAATTTGTTATGCCATGCCGGAAACCAAACACAATTTAACGTGCGCAATTTACTTTCAGCCGTCCATTTTTGTCGGCGACGTGCGTAAACAAGAAATCGTACAACAAGTGGAAAATATGATCCGCTGTGCATTCCGCGAAAATAATAATTATGGTGTAACAAGAACTTACCCTTTTAGCCGTTTTAGCTGGTCGAAATTAGGTGAGGAAATCCACGACAACATCAGCGAAATTTCCTCTATCGTGTGGGGGCAAAGCGACATTCAAAGCGATTTATCTATTCCGCGTATTCAGCAGTTATCTGTCACTGTGCAAAAGTAAGGGGCGAAAATGAAAATAAAATTGCCCTTTTGGATGGATAAAGGCGAATTAAGCAAAATCGCTGTGCTATTAGGTAAATGGTGGGATTACGTTTTAAGTGCGGTCAAATTTCCGTTCAATATTTTAGACGAAGAACACTGCAGTGAACGCATTTTAAATTTGATCGCATATCAACGCGACGTAGAACGATTTGAGGGCGAGCCGTTGGAGTTGTTCCGCAAGCGCGTGAAATATGCCTTTTTAAATGCGAAAGATGCAGGCAGTAAAGCGGGCTTTATCCGTATTTTTGAACGCCTAGGGATCGGGTATGTAGAAATTGAAGAAAGGTTCGACGTGGAAAACTGGGATGTAATCAAAATTCGCTTGAGCGATTCTCAGTTAGCCAAGAAAACGGAATTATTGAATTTAATCATCCGAAAATATGGCCGCACTTGTCGGCGTTATACCTTTGAAGTGATTACAAAAGAAAGTGTGACGATTCACCATGGCGAATTTAATCACGATTATCAAAGTTTTTGTGTGAAAGTAAACTGATAATAACAACAATAATAAGAGGTTTATTTATGGCTAGTTTAATTACGCCACAATTTGAACGTTACGTTGCAGAACAAACCGTTGCACGTGGCACGGTGCAGTTTGATGAATTTATTTTCGCCAACATTCCGGGTTTAAATGAAAACAATCTTGCGCAATATCTCACTATGCCGACATCAGCACAAATTGTACACCGTCAATCCGTATCACAAAGTGGTGTAATAAATGAAAATGCCGTGGTGTATTCGGTGACGATTGGTACGGAAGTAGGCGATTTTGATTTCAATTTCATCGGCTTGATCAATAAATCAAAAAATATGCTTGCTGTTGCTGTGCAAACTGCGCCAGTAAAGAAAATTCGTAATAAAAATGCTGTACAAGGTAACAGTATTACCCGAAATATCCTTTTAGAATTTTCAGGTGCAAAAGCATTAACTGGGATTAATGTTAATGCTAATACATGGCAAATTGATTTTACGGTGCGTTTACACGGGCTTGATGAGAAAATCCGTTTAACCAATCGTGATTTATATGGTAGAGCGGTATTCTTAGATGATGGTTTCCTGGTTAAACGTAAAACAGGTAATCAATTTACTATTCAACCAGGTGTAGCTTATGTTGAAGGGGTGCGTATGGATTTAACCGCACTTTATAACCTCACCGCAAACAATCTACCGTGCTCAGTTTATGCCGATGTTGTGCATCATTGCACCGTAACGGGCGAATACCAAACCGAAATTAAGTATCTCACGCAATCAAAATCAGATTATGTGGATACCGCAAATCGCCAGCATTATGTGCAAATCCTTGCCGACATTGACAGCCAAGGCAACGTAACCGACCGTCGCTTGCTTTCACCGTTTTTAGGAATGAATCCTCTAACACTGGACGACACAACCGAAAACACCAAAGACAAACTCGGACATACGCACAAGTTACCTATTGCAAGTCTTGTTAAGCGTGGCATTGTAAAATTGTTCTCAGGCTATGATTCAGATGCCGAAGATATGGCTGCAACGCCGAAAGCAATTAAAGGCTTAAAAGCATTAATTGATGCTATTCAGCGTAATTTGGGAAATTATATTCCGAATAGTAAAAAGTCGTCTCGCGTAGATAGCAATAGCGCAGACACCGTCGCAACCAGTGCAGCGGTTAAAACGGCTTATGACAAAGGCGTGGAAGCAAAAACTGCTGCAGACAATGCGCAGCATAGTGCAAATGATGGCATAAATAGAGCTAATAATGCGCAATCATCGGCAAATGCAGCAAATAATAATGCAAATGGGCGCGTGTCTAAATCAGGCGATGAGATGTCCGGAAATCTTGTTGTTGCCAGCAGTTATTCGGGTGGTTTTGCAAAAGGCTTTATTGTAAAAAATAAAGCAGATGGCAAAGGTACATCAGGATTTGTTGATTTTTATCAAACGGATAATGCACCCCGAGCATCGTTGTGGTTTAGAGATATGGGCAACGGCTCATGCGATGTTGAGATTTTAACAAGCCCTGAAGGATCAAACATAAATGAAGACAAGCGTGATTTACACACTAAGTTTTACCCCGATGGCTCGTTATGGGTGAAAAAATACGGTTTTTTACATGATTATTTCATGACGCGTGGGGATTTTTCGAGCTCGTGGTATCCAAACCACTATGCTGGCACGGAGGTGTATAAAATTCGCCATTTAGGACTGATGATTACTGTGATGAATTTAGGCGCAGGAAATGCAGGAGAATATTATTTACCTGAGGCATATAACGGACATGCGCTTGCATGGGTAACAGATAATGGTGGGGCGCGCGGTGTGGGTGTTTCGGGTGTGTACGACGGCAATAAAATTAGATTACATGGCGGGAATACAATCAGCCGTAGTGTGTTAGTTATTGGACGTAAAAACTGGTGATAGATATGAAACAATTTAACTTAGAAAAGAAAATATTTGATGATATTGAGAATAGATTGAACGGGGGCGGATGGTATTTAATTGATAATCAGACAGATGTCGACGGTATATCAGCAAGTATCACTGGAGAAGGAGAAGTTTGGGAAGAAAACGGTAAATTGCATTATTCTGGCAGACGACCTTCGGATAATCACAAATGGGATAATAAAAATAAAGAATGGGTAAAAATGACAAAAGCAGAAACGCAGGAAAAACTGACCGCACTTTTTGCACAACAAAAAGAAGGCTTACTCAATAAGTTAGCGGACAAAGCCGACCAACTTAAAAATAGCTTACTGGCAGGGTATCCACAGACGGAAATCGAAAGTTTTTACCGTCAAGAAAAAGAGGCTCTCGCATGGCAAGCCGACCACAACACACCCACACCGATGCTTTCACAAATCGCTCGTGTGCGTGGCGTACCGTTAGATTTGCTCATTGAGAAAGTGATTGAAAAATCCGCTCAGTTTGCTGTGGTGATTGGCATCATTATTGGGCAACGTCAGGCATTTGAAGACCGTTTGTTGGCTTTAAAAACACCAGAGGAATTAACCTCACTTGAACAGGAGATTGAGCAATGGCAATTCCAAACAAATTAAAACGCTATGGCTATCACGTGGTCATTGCCACAGACCAACTGTTTAACGCCCTCACAGGTGGCGCAGCAGATGAAACCCTCTCAAGCCGCACTTATCGCGGTGCGATATTAGCGAAAAACCCGAAAAAACGCTGGCGGGTACTATATCGTTTCATCAACGGTATCTTCTTTGATAGCAATCACTGCAAAACAGCTTATGAAAGTGAATTAAATCGCAAACAATATCCAGAAGGTTTTAAAACTAATGAATTTTAGGTGATGTTTAATATGTGGAAACAACAAAAACTAAAATTATCCCCACAGGCAAAAACAACACTACAAAACGCACAAAAGGGGATTATTTCCCCTTTTTCGCTATCTGTAAGTGGTACTAAATTAGGTGTGCATAATTGGTCGCACGGCATAAAGGAAAAATCCAATCACTATTTGTCACCTGAAAATGCCGTGAAAGCGTTGGCGGCAAAGTTGGTTGATTATGCCGACCCGAATCGCCCCAAAGGTGTGCAGGATGTTGTGGTCATTATGGTGACAAGTAGCAACATTGATCAGTTTATTACTGAGTTGGAAAAAGCGCGTGAGCTATTGCCAGAGCCAACATTTAAGCAGGCATTAGACTATGCAAAATCCAGTAAAAATTTGCAAGAAACTAAAATGATTAAAACGCCGACCATAGCGAATCCATCATTTTCAAATAGTGCGGATATTACGCCGGGTTCAGCGCGCACCATGCAAAGCATTTTGCGCAATGCTACATCGGCTGCAGTCGCTGCGCAAACAAAAGACCCGATGGCAATGATTGAGGCATTAAAGGCTGCGAAAAAAGAACGCGACAAAGCGAATAACGAAAAAGTAGA